CTAAACAATTTAGAGCCAGAGTAATTCACCTGGCTCTTAAAGTATTTATACAAACAGATAAACAGGATTTTACAATATTATCATATATAACAATTCCTATTTTTTTTAAGCACAATTTCATACGAATAAAGTCCTACATCTGTTTATATAAATACTTTTCATTTAAAATTTAAGGAAACACATGAGTAAAAAAGTTCTAGTTGATAGACAATATCAAGCAGATATTATAGAAGAAACTTTAGCAGCAATAGAGTTTGGCTCAACAAACATAGTTATTGACAGTCCCCCGAGTTCTGGGAAGTCGTACATTATATCTCGTACAGCACAACACCTGGCTCTTAAAGGTAAAGTAGTTATTTCTATTACTATTACAGCATTACTTGATCAAATTGCAGAGCATTTAGATTTAGTAGGTCAAGACTATTCAATTCTTAAAGCTGGTCGTGAATCGGAATTTGATATTACTAAACAAATTCAATTAGTTCAGGCTCATACTCTTCATGCAAGATTAGCAAAAACTGAAGTTAATGCTGATTATTATCTTCAGGATGAAGTGAATAGAGAGTATCAAACAGATAGAACTATGGCAATTCTCAATTTCCTTAAGCCTAAAGCTCGTATTGGTTATTCTGGTACATGTTATGATCAAGCAGGTTTCGCATTAGAGAACGCAGAGATGCTTACAACTACAACAGTTCAGAACCTTCAAGATCAAGGATACTTATGTCCAATTAAATACTTTGTTCCAAAATGGGCAGAGCAAGTTGATTTCTCACAAGTTAAGTCATCAGGTAATGATTATAATAATGCAGAGCTAGAGCGTATTATCAATACAACAGAACACTTACAATTAGCAATTAAATCTATGAATGATATGGATGCTAAAAACAAGAAAACTCTAGTATTTTGTTCATCTATAGAGCAAGCAGATAAATTCACAAACATGCTTAATCAAGCAGGTTATGAAGCAATGTCATTCCATTCTAAATCTGATAATTCAGAAGATATTCTTCACGCTTTTAAACATAATGTTCCTTTTAAGAAGACAAATAAGAAGCAAAAAGATCAAGACACTGGAGACTTATTTGAGGACATGCCGATGGCAATGAATTTAGAGCCAGAGAAATATGTTCGTTGTTTAGTTTCAATCAATAGACTAGGAATAGGTTTCGATTGTCCAGACGTAAACTTAGGCGTTCAGCTTAGGCCTTCAAAAATTCGATCACTTGTTATGCAGCAAGTGGCGAGAATGGCTCGTACGCATCAGTCAAAGACTTTTGCAGAGTATCTTGATTTAGCTCAATGTACATCTACTCACGGTTTTCATACAGACCATTATATTCCACTTCAAAGAACTGGAGACAGAGCATCCGACAAGAAAGCTATGCAAGATTTAGAATCAACTTATGCACTTGATGACATTTCAGTAGTTCTTGATTCAGATGAACCAACTTTTATCACTAGAGATTCTTATGTTGCACAATTAGAAGCAATCAAGAAATCACTAGAAAAAGACTTAAAATCTATGTCTATTCAGGACTTAGCAAAAGCATACGATTTGGCTAAAACACACACAGATGTTATCACTATCGCATGTTTAATTTACACATGGAAGTACGGGAAGCCTGTTTCAAAATCAGGATACGCTTATGACTACAAGCCAGAACAATACTGGTCGGAGTCGTTCTTTGGTAAGCCAGACTTCCATGTTTTACATGATATGCAATACTATTTTGATGAATTTCCATCTATGCAAAAGCAATGGATTAAATCATTAAAAACTAGATGTAGAAACATCATTAAAGAAGAATTAGGATTATTCAGAATCACTGGATTTATTCAATTCTTGAGAAACAAACATGTGGAAGAAAGCGTATCACTGCTTGATGAATACAGAAAACCAGACATACAAATAGACTATGATTACACACATTCAAATACTAACTTCAAATCAATACCATTCATCGACATAGATGAAGACGAAATACCATTCAGCTTATCTATTGCAATACCATTAACAAGCTTATCTTTATATTTAGAATGGTATAATTTGATTATATAAAAAAAACCATTCTAAGGAAACAATAATGAAAGAATGCTTCAAATGTAAAGAAACAAAAAGCTTGTCTGAATTTTATAAACATAAACAAATGGGAGACGGCTATCTAAATAAATGCAAGCCGTGCACAAAAAAAGATGTTAAAGAAAACTACAGTAAAAATTCTGAAGATCAGTTATATGTAGAACGTGAGCGTACAAGAGGTCGAAATAAGTATCATAGATTGTATCATGGAACTGGTAAAGCCAAACCTAAAAATGTAATCAAATATCACTTATTATACCCAGAAAAAAAGAAGGCCATAGGTCGATGCAGCCACGTTAAACCACCACAAACTGGATTAGAGAAACACCATTGGTCATATAATGAAGAACATTACAAGGACTTGATATTTATAACTAAGAGAGAGCACATGAAAGCCCATCGCTTTATTGTATACGATCAAGAGAGAATGATGTACAGAAGGTATGACAACAATGAGTTACTTGACACCAAAGAAAAACATGAGTCATTTATTTTTTATTGCATAGAAAACAAAGAAGACTAATGTGTACAAATGAACAAAATATGTGGGACTTAGATGAATATATATTTTTTCTTTTTAGATAAATTATTTTTTTCTCTTTTCTTATATATTTTGTTCACTTTGTACATAAAAGAATATAATATACTAATAATCAATTAGTTAACTAGTGTACAAATTAAAAATTTTGTACATAAAAAAAACTAAAAAGTGTACAACTTTAACTTAAAACGATATGTTTGAAATAAATGATAGAGTATTTCACATCCAATATGGATGGGGTGAAGTATATGATACAAGTAAGACGGGTATTTTTTATGTTAAGTTCGACAATGGAAATTCATGTGCATTTAGCACTCTTTTACAACCTTTGCTTTCTTATACTGAATACACATTAGAAGGATTTACATTGGAAAAACCTAAACCTAGTTGGTGGTCTGTTAACCAAGAGTGGGTAAATGCAGGAGTAACAGAACATTTTATGGATTTCCTAGAAAGAAACTTTGAACCACCAGTACGCAAATGCAAGTAACCATATTCTCAAATATTAAGGAGACATCTGTCCCATTCTATCGGGATGTCTTGGCTATACTCTCTAGAGTCAAGGAGGGTAAGTCCAAAGACATTGTCCGCAAGATTAGATTGGAGAAAGATAAGGAGCTACGTAACAAGCTCAAGCAAGAGTTGCCTGCGATATGTTTCTCAGGTACGTTCTCTAAGCGTGAAGACTCGGCTCTTATGGAGCATAGTGGTCTGATATGTTTAGACTTCGATAACTTCCCATCAAGTGATGAGATACTAGCCAAGAAAGATGAATTGGCTAATGACCCTTATACGTTTTCAGTTTTTATATCACCATCAGGTAATGGCCTGAAGGTATTGGTTAAGATACCAAAGGATGCAAGCAAGCACAAGTCATTCTTCAATGCACTGGAGGCTTACTATAACTGCGAGCAGTTTGATAAGACATCCAAGAATGTATCACGTGTGTGCTACGAGTCTTACGATCCGACCATCTTTGTTAATGTAAACTCTATCGAGTGGAACAAGGTGGATGATGCGGAGATTGAGCACGTGACCAAGGACATGAGACCAACCATTCCTATCGATGATGAAAACGAAATCATTAATAGATTAGCTAAGTGGTGGGACAATAAGTTTGGCTTCGTGTCAGGTGCACGCAACAATAACTTGTTCGTGTTAGCTATGGCGTTCAACGAGTATGGCGTATCTAAGTCTGAGGCGATGTATCGCATGATGGCGTTCGCATCTGAAGACTTTACAACCAAGGAGATTCAAGGCATCATTGACTCAGCCTACCGCCATACAGACAAGTATGCTACCAAGTACTTTGAGGACACCTCACGTGTTGACTTTGCAAAGAATCAACTTAGCCGTGGCGTGCCAAAAAAGGACATCCGTTCTCAATTGAAAGCCTCCGGAGTGGAGGACGGAACGATTGATTCAGTACTAACTAGAATCGAGGAGGAGCAAAGCAAGAATACATTCTGGACTAAGAGTGACAAAGGTGTGGTGACATTGATACACTACGAGCTCAAGACATTCTTAGAAAACAATGGGTATCGCAAGTATGTGCCTGAGGGTAACAAGGGCTTCATCTTTGTACGCATCAATCAGAACTTAATTGAGATGTGTACTGAGGATGACATCAAGGACTTTGTGTTAAACCATATCCTTAATAACTTCCAGGATCTAAGCGTGTACAATTACTTTGCTGACAAGACTCGCTTCTTCAGGGAAGACTTCTTGTCTATGCTTGACTCGGTTAACATCTACTTCGTGGAGGACACAAAGGATGAGGCGTACCTATACTTCAAGAATGGTGTGGTCAAGGTGACTAAGAATCAAACTGTCCTATTGAACTACGAGGACTTAGGTGGCTACGTGTGGTCAGACCAAGTTATCCAACGTGACTTCATCTTCTGTCCCGCAGATGAGTGTGATTACAAAACATTCATTCGCAACATTGGTGGCAATGATGACCAACGTGTGGCATCCATCGAGTCAACCATCGGCTTCATCCTTCACGCATTTAAAAATGGTGGCTACTGCCCTGCGGTAATCATTAATGATGAGGTGATATCTGAGAATCCTGAGGGAGGTACTGGTAAGGGCTTGTTCATGAACGGCATCAGTCGTATGAAGAAGGCAGTCACCATTGATGGCAAGTCATTCTCGTTTGATAAGTCTTTTGCCTATCAGTTAGTGAGCACAGACACGCAGGTGTTGGTGTTCGATGATGTGAAGAAGAACTTTGACTTTGAGCGATTATTCTCGGTGGTAACTGAGGGTATCACGGTTGAGCGTAAGAACAAGGATGCAATTAAGATTCCATTCCATAAGTCACCTAAGGTGGTCATCACGACCAACTACGCTATCCAAGGTAAGGGTAATTCATTTGAGAGACGTAAATGGGAGATGGAGTTCAAGCAATTCTATTCTAAAGACTTCACACCTCAGGATGAGTTCGGCAGATTGGCAAAGCGATACCGATTCATGCACGATGAATTTGCAGAGATGCGCATCGAGCTGGACCGTCTCAGAAAAGAACGCGAACAGGCTTGGTTGAAAAAACGATGATTAAATTTGAAGGATCGGTGCTTTACCAATTCGAGAACCTTCCTGCCATGTTCAATGACAGGGAGTATTTCGTCAGCGGTGTTGCGGAGCTGTCCTACGAAGGCGAGGCGACACAGCTTGTCTCTCGCAATTTCATGGGCGTTCTGAGCTGCGAAGTTATTGGGTTTGTGGATATTTACGTCGAGGATGAGCATGGCAATCATCCAGATATTGTAACTACAGAAATGCTCGATTGCTTTGCAGATGCTCTTGCTGAAAACCATACAGACAAGATGCTCGATGTCTGCTCAGAGGATGCTTTGAAGTGGATGAAGGAAGATGATGACAATTGAACTCGATTACGTTGAGCTTATGGTCGCATCTCAAGTTGGATCAATGCGCAGAGTAGCTTCGATCAGGCGCAGTTTGAATAACAATAAACATTCAGCAAAAAGCGACTGGAATATGGACGTTGAGGGAGCCGCTGCCGAAATGGCAGTTGCAAAATACTTTGGTGTCTATTGGTATCCAAGTGTAAATTCAGGGAAAGCAGCCGATGTAAAAAACTTTCAAGTCAGGTCAACAAATCACAAAAATGGAAAGCTCATAGTTCGAGAGAATGATGAGAAGAATGAACAATATATTCTTGTCACTTGTAATGTTCAGAAATTCAACATCATCGGATGGATTTGGCTGAACGACGCAAAGCAAGACAGGTATACCAAAATGTCATATCTGACATGATGATGAGGAAGATGCTTCATGAAACGCGAGAGATGAAACGGAAGATCGCGGAATATGAAGCAGAGCATGGGGCCTTGGATACTCTCAGCAAAGAAGAGCAATTCAAGATCCTTGACATGCTGAAAGCGCAGAAGTAGCGTTACAAATAGATAGCCCCCGAAGAGACAAGCTCGATTCGGGGGCCTATCTGAACCGCAAGGCCCGCCCGGCGATCTGCTTTAGCACCGACGACGGCTTTCTGAGCAACGCTTGGTATGCGGACCAGTTGGCAGCTATCGGGGCCAAGCTGACTGCCAACATCATCACGTCTCGCCTGAATGGAACTGCCGGGTACATGACCGCGGCAGATCTGAAAAACCTGTATGCACGCGGCAATCTCATGATCGGCAATCAAATCCACAGCCAT